AAGCAAAGAAGCTTAAAGCAAAACACGATAAACTAGTAGCAGCTAATGTTAAAGCTCAGAAGAAGATGGAGAAGAAATTGTTTATGCCTAAAAAGGATAAATAATGAGGCTGGAGACTGAACTAATTACGGATGGTACTAGTTACTTCGTAGTAACAGAAGCTTATCCATTAATAGGACTTGAAGGTAAATACCTAGTCCACGCAGAAGGTAATAGACGAGTATTATTTAAACTATGGCGAGAGAATGTTAAGGCATTTACTCCTATTACTTATTTTATGTTAAAGAAATTTGAATATTTTAGAAACCACGCTGTTCCTGTAGAAGGGAAGCAAGGTTTGTATTATTATAAGGAGAAGTAATTATGTGGGCAATGGCAGCACTAGGAGCTGTTTCTAGTATTATGGGCACTAGAGCGGCTAATAAGAACGCTCTAAGACAGCAACTACAGATAGTAGGAGACCTTAAATCAGCTAATGTTCAATTCCAGGACTTAATGGAAGAGAGTAAGAGACAAGTAGGTGTATCTCTTACTAAGAACGAGATTAAAAGTATGCGTGATATGGCTAAACACGTAGCTCAGAGAGCAGATTATAATACTGCAGGTGCTTCTGCTGTATATGCCTATAGTAATTTTATCCAACAGAAGGCATACACTAAAGGGACGTTAGCTGCTGCAGGAGAGGCTCAATTACGAGATTATGGTAAACAGTCACAAGCTAAATTAGCTCAAGGACGTAGTGGTATTAATAGAGCACAGGCTAGGAAGAAGAGTGGTTTAGAAGCTACACTAGATGCTATTACAGCAGGTGCACAAGGTTATGCTATGGGAAAGAGTTGGACATCTTAAAGGAGAGATATGAAAGAACAAAGACAAGCAATTAAAGCAGCTGCGGCTGTAGATGCTAATCTAGGCGAAATACAATCTCCAAGCTCAAGATTTATTGATGCAGGTTTTGTTAACACAGGAGGTAGAGACGTAGATTGGGCAGGTAAGTTCCTTAACGCTGCTAAGGCAGGGGCGGACGCATATCACGCAACAGATAGCTATCAACAGCAACTAAGAAACGATAAAACAGATGCTGTAAGAAGTGCTATTAACTGGACTAAAGAATCTGTAGAGAGAGCTAAAGAACAACAGATACCTAACGAAAACTTAGGTAACTTCTTCCTAGATGAGATGAATGAAGCGGTAGGTCGTCTAGCCCCAGACAGAGAGGATAGCGAGCAGTCTAAAGCCTGGAAGGATACTTTCTTTGGAGTTGTTAATGACAAATATAGTTCATTAGCCAATGCAGCTCACGCTAAATATAGATTGGGAAATAGTAAGAAAAGTGAAGACCAAGTAGTTTCAGATATGTCTTCGGGGGTATATACCTCACTAGATAAAGTAAAAGGGTTTCTTATCACTACTCATTCAAATAAAGAAATTTCTAATATATGGATGAAGGGGGCAACTACTCGTGTATCCAGGCTAGCTAATGATTTTGAAGAGGATTATAACGAATATCTAAAGGTTGATGAAGCTGTTAGAAGAGATATACTAGTAAAAATTAAAGCATCAGGTAAACCTGCTCATATATATCTAGAAGAAAGAGATATGTCTATGGCAGACCTTATGGAAGAAGAGATGATGCGTCTAGGTGTAGAGAGTCCTTTTGATGTTTTTGTAGAAACTATAGAAGGCTATAAGAACCAAGAAGGTACTGACGGTGTAGGTAAATTGATTGATTTAGGAAACACTAATAGTAAAGCTCTATTAGCTTCTATTAAAGGTGCAGAAGCAAAGGTACAAGGCTTTGCCTATAGTAATATTATTAAAAACAATCTATCGAATGGTTTAGGAGACATTAGTTCAGATTTAGATAAATATGCTACTACATCAGCCATTGAGAATACAGCTATTAAAAGAAGAGTAGATAAAGCAGTAATAGAGAATGTAACAAACAATTTTCTTACTGTCTTGAACCCAGACTCTGACGATAGTACTAGACTAGCTTCTGCTAAATGGCTAGACTCTTTTATCTTAAAGAATCCTGAGTATGTTGCAACAGGTATTACTCCTTTTGTTAATGAACTGAACTATAAATGGAAAACTGCGTTAGATGCTACTTCCCCAGCAGAGGTAACTTCCTTCTTAAGAGAGATGGACACCACGTTATGGGATAATAATATTGGTTCTGTTACTAGGAATCAAATTCTTAAGGCAGCAGGTCCTGAGATGGAAAGAGCTATTATCGCACATAGAGCAGGAGTCAGTCCTCTTCATATCGCTGTTTTGTCTAGGGGAGATTTACCTAAATCCACTCAAGAGGATTATAAGCGAGAATTAGGAGCTGATAGTTATATAGAGCTTAAGACTAGTTATCAAGAGCAAGTCAGGAAGAGTTTACCTTATGCTAGTCCTATGGAAATCGAGCAGATGACTAATATGGCTCTAGATTTCGACCGTTGGGGAATAGGCGTAGATAAACAGAAATTCTTTGATATTTATGCTGATAATATGTACCATAGTGCGGCTACACCTACTTCAGATATGGCAGCTGGTGAACCAGACATCATTAAAGATTGGTTTAATAATATGAAAGTACCTACCACAGGTACTTGGAAAGAGATTAACTCTTTAGATGCTCAACAACCAGGATGGACGCAAGGTGTTCTTCACCATATGATTGCCAATACTAGTGATGAGCTTCGTAACCAAATAGCAGCAGGTCTTGGTATGGACTATAGTATGGTTGATTATATGTCGGAAGGTAAACCTACTGGAGGTTTCTATCAATTTGATTTTGCTGAAGGATTTGTAGATGAGTGGCAGCCTCCTGAGATTAAGAGATGGGGTAAGAATGAATGGTCTATTAATTTAAAAGCAGGAGGATGGAGTGATGCTTCTTATACCTTCACTCTTTCTAATGAAGAACTACGTGAAGCTAACAACGCTTTTGCCAAACACTATAAGAGGTACAACATACCTGCTAAACAGGAAGGCGTGAAGGAAGCGTTAGAGCAAGAGAAGTATGATAAGCAACAAGAACTGAATCGTAAACACTTCGAAGAGCAGACAGGCTATAAAGGATGGGAGAGTATTTCAGATTGGTTCACATTCCCTTGGAATAAAGAGAAGGAAGAGAAATGACTACAGAAACAAATAAGAATATAGATAGTACCACGTCTACTTCTAATGAAACTACTTATGATGATTTAGAATTAGACTTAACAGGTATGTATGACGATATTAATAGTGGTTTAATAGCTCAGGATGTAGTATCCAGTTCTGAGCCTCAGCCCTCTAGTATTACTACTAATTTAAACTTAGAGGTTAGTAATGCTCTTGATATATTTAAGAGAAGCGAGTCTGAAGAGAATGTATGTAGCGGTAAGACAGGGATGTCGTTGGATGCCTGTAGACTGAAAACTAAAGTAAATAAAGCGATTGGTACTTTAGAACAGAAAACAGGGATATATACTAGTGAGTCTAGGGCAGAAGCAAGTAAGGAGGATAGTACCTTTATTATAAAAGGTAATGAGATTAAGTGGAACTATGGGTTTTGATTTATAAGGAGTAGTTTATGTGGGTAGATATGAATAATACCGCTAGAGAGAATATTAGAAATGCGGCTATTGAAGAGAAGTACCCAAACCTAGGTACTTTTGAAAGTGCGTGGGGACAGGTTAATCAGGTCTGGGGAGAATGGGGAGCTGCTAAGGATGAAGAAGGTAACATACTCAAAGATAAGAGTTTTCAAGTAGACATTGATTGGGAACTACCTGCTTTTGAAGAACTACAAGCAGAGGGAATACCTTTAACACTAGCTACAAGAGCTATGGCTAATGGTGATATTGTCTCTCAAGAGAGCTATGAAAACTGGAAGGCTATATACAAATATGATTTAGCTCAAAAGGAAGTATTAAGCACTAATAATGCTGTAGTTAACTTTGCTGCTTCTATACCAGGCTTCTTACTTAATCCTGTTAATGCCCCTGAGTTAGCTGTATTAGCTTATACAGGAGGTACTTCAGCACTATCAAGAATGGCTTTAGGTGCTTCCTTAGCTGGTACTACTGCTTATGTAGATGAGAGTATTAGACAAAACTATCTAGGACTACACGATGAGAAGATGAAAGCAGACATAACTGCTATATCTGCTCTTATTGGAGGAGGAGCTAACCTTGTCTTCGGTAGACGTATAGGAAATATACAACCTCCTGGTTTTAAAATGCCTGAGGAAGGTACATTAATACCTCCAGGACACGAGTTAAACCTTACTGATACTTTTAAAGTAATGGATGATAAAGGTAATCTAGTAGAGTTCGAAGGGTCTATCCCTGAAGGGTCTAGTGTCAGCTACTCCCTACTAGGAGGAATGTATAGTTCTAAATCAGAAACAGCTAGGCATTTAGCTTCTAGGTTACAAGTAAGTGGCGTAAGTACCCCTCAAGTAGGTGCTACTTATATGGGTGATACAGTTCAACATATTACACAACAAGTACAATCTAACATCAATAGAGAGATGGGTGTGATTAAGAACGTACATAGAGATTACTTCAAAAATATGAATGAAGGGGATTTCAATGTAAGAGTATTTGAAGGACTTGCTCGCAGATACAACGGAGATGTTGTTGATGGTCCTTTAGGTAAGGCAGTAGATGCTTTTGAAAGAGGCTTAAAACAAACAGGTAAATCCTTAGAGGATGTAGGTCTACCTACTCGTGAGAACTACCTTTCACGTGAATGGAATGGTCGTGTTATGGAGAAACTAGGAAGAGCTGAAGTAGTTAAAATTGTTGCAGCTGCTATACGAAAGAAAGCTAAAGACTCTAAGAGTAGTAAAACACTTGAAATAGATAAGCAGATTAAAGCTGAACTTGCTGCTAAAGCTAAACTACCTAAACGCACTAAAGTAGGAACTAAGGAACGTAAGTTAAAGGATGCTTCTAATAAGAAACTTAAGGCTTTAAGAGCACAGCTTAGAGGACTAGATGTTTCTGAAAAACAAGCAACGAAGCAAGCAGACTCTTTATATGATAGTGTAGTTAAAGATGGATTCGACACTAATGTTAATACTATGAAACGTAGAAGCATAGATGTCAATGAGGCAGATGTTATACAGCTTCTTAATAGAGATGCTAGTGATATTCTATCTAAAACCGCATATAGGGTATCAGGGCGTATTGGAACAAAGAAAGTACTAGGTTTCCATACTGAAGAAGAACTCGCATCAGTATCAAAACAACTGAGAGAAAGGGTTAAGAAAGAAACAGGAGATGCTAAAGAAGCAGATAAAATAAAGGAGTACTTTGAACGTAATGTACGCTTAATGTGGGGCACTCAGATGAAGTCTGACTTACCTGCTTGGGCACAGATGATGAAGAAGGGTGTGATGGACCTTAACTTCGCTACTATTGGTGGTGGTTTTGCTGCTACTGCTGCGTTAGGAGAGCTAGCTTTACCTATTACTATGGCTGGTTTTAAAGTAGGTATGAGAGCTATCAGACAATCCGTTAGTGATTTTAAACGTATTTATAATGAACAGCCTATGGATACCCCAGCTATGGCTAAGATACAGCTAGCAGTACACGGTTTTGATAAAACTAACCATAGTATTTATAGTCGTGCTACTAATGATTTAACAGAAGGGTATGAAAGAACGACTAAATTAAATGAACTACTGGCTAAAGGTAGTGAGTTTGTATCTAATACTCTTCCTCTATCTACTGTTACTACAGCTGCTAGGAATGCTATTGGTATGTCATTCCTTGATGACTTGTTCTACAATCCTAGACTAATTAAATCTCTTGAACAATGGGAGAAAACAGGTAAGATGGACGCTGACCTAGTAAAGCTTACACGACTACAGTTTGATGTAACTAAACTAAGAGAAGTGCAAGCTAGAGCAGATGAGGTATTTACTTGGACAGGTGGGGCTAGAGGTAAAGGTAAGCTACACGATTATGACCTTACAATATTAGGTGAAGATTTAAATCGTATGATTGATAGAGGACTATCTAATGCCTCTGATTTAAATATCCTAATGGGTCAGAAGCAGCACCTCCCTTCGTGGTGGAGTAATCCTAATAATGTTGGACTACATTTAGCTACTCAGTTTATGAGTTACCCTTTACACGCTTATGAGAGCTTGTTATTAAGAGGCTATAGTGAAAGAAATGCAGCTATGGCAGTAGGTATTATGACTAGTGCTATGTTTACTGGTATCTTATCTTATATGGGCGAAGGCGTTGAAATAGCTATGGGAATTAGAAGAGAAGAAGATAGGAAGTATGATTTAGAAACTACCGAAGGATGGCAGCATATTACTACTAGGATGTTAAATACAAATAGTATTCTTGCCCCTCTAAGCGTAGGTCTTAACTATATGAAACTAGCATTCACTGGCGAAGCTTTAGGTAGTAATTACAAAAGCAGACACTGGGTAGAATGGTTAGGTGGTCCTACTGCATCTAGACTACAAGACATATTTAAGTCTTTACACGGATTAGATATGAACCCCTTCGATGAAACTAGTAATGCTTGGAACACAGTATATGGAAGAACGCTTATGATGAATAGCGGACTACCTTTATATACTCTTCCAGGAGTAGGAGACGCTCTTAAAACACTAAATAAAGAAATGGCAGGTAAATAATTATGAGTAAAGCAAATATTGAAACACTTAATACTATTCACGATTTGCTTGCTACTCACTACATAGCTAAGCTTCAGTCGGGGGAACTATCTCCTGCTGAGCTTACTGCTGTTAATAACTTCCTTAAACAGAATGATATTACAGCTGATGTAGTAGAGAGTAAGCCAATGATGAATCTAGTAGAAGAGATGAAGGACAAAGGTGGGGTAGAAGAGACTTTATCTGATGTCCTACACTTTGGGTAGGGTAGGAGGCGTTAGCGTCCACCACCACACCCTTACGAGCCTCTCAGAGGGTATTTAAAAATATATAAGGAGGCTGAATGAGCATCTATGATAGAAGCTTAACCAAGGTAGAACTTAAAGCACTAGTAAATGACTTTAGGTCCTACCTTAACTACGTGTGGGAGGGTATTAACTTACCTGCTCCTACGCCCATACAAACAGACATTGCACAACAACTAATGACAGGTGACAAGCGTTTCCTATTGGAAGCGTTTCGAGGAGTTGGTAAGACCTACATCTGTGGTGCATATGTTACTTGGAGATTATTACGTAATCCAAACGAGAAGGTATTGATTGTCTCTCAATCAGGAGCACACTCTGACGCTATTGCTCAGTTTATACGTAGACTAATCTTCGACCTACCTATATTGGAACACCTACAACCTACTGGTGATATGAGAAACTCTGTTAAGAGCTTCGATGTTAGTGGATGTGAAGTAACAGTACAACCAAGTGTTAAGTCATTAGGTATTACATCACAGCTACAAGGTAACCGTGCTTCCATTCTAATTTCTGATGACGTAGAAGGAATGCAGAACTCTGCTACAGAACAGATGCGAGCTAAACTACTTGCTACTGTAGCTGAATATGATGCTATTCTACAGACAACAGAACAGTCTCAAATCATTATGTTAGGTACTCCTCAATCAGGAGAGTCTATATATAACAAGATGAGAGACAAAGGTTTTAGAACCGTAGTATATCCTGCTCGGTATCCCGAAGATACTGACGTGTATCAGGGCACATTAGCCCCATACATTACTACGCCTTTAGAAAAGGGTGAAGTTGAAGTAGGAGGTTGTACAGACACTAGATTTACACACCAAGACTTGGTGGAACGTGAGGCTTCTATTGGTCGTAGTTGGTTTAGACTACAGTACCAATTAGATACAACACTGTCAGATGCTGACAAATACCCTCTTAAAACTAGTGATTTCATTGTACACGACTTAGACGATAACAAAGGTCCGATAAGTATCTCCTACTCGAGTTCTCGTTCTTCCTATATGGATGATATTCCTAACATAGGATTTACAGGTGATAGCTTCTATAGAGCAGGTCACGTAGACAGTGAGTATGTTCCTTATGAATATAGTATTATGTCTATTGACCCTAGTGGTAGAGGTAAGGATGAGACTGGTTACTCTGTTATTAAACAACTACACGGTAAGATATACATAAGTGAAGTAGGAGGACTACACGGAGGTTATACTCCTGAGAACCTAACTGCTATGAGTTTAATTGCTAAGAAACACGAGTGTAAACTAATAGTAGTAGAAAGTAACTTCGGTGATGGTATGTTCTCTGAGCTACTTAAACCAGTATTGAAGACTATCTATCCTTGTACTATTGAAGAGGTAAGGAATAATAAGCAGAAGGAAATGCGTATTATTGATGTTATTGAACCTCTACTTAATTCCCATAAACTAGTTATTGATGCTAGTTTGGTAAGGAATGACGTAAAGGAAGCAGTAGCAGACCACACCAAGCTCCCATATTCACTCATACACCAACTAACTCACATTAGTAAGGATAGGGGTAGCCTAGGACACGATGACCGTCTAGATGCCCTTTCTATGAGCTTAGGGTTTATTGTAGAGAGTGTAGGTATGAGTAGTGAGGAAGCATTAGCTAGGTATAGGGAGGAGCAGTTGGATGCTGACTTAGAGAGGTTTATGAACGGAGTAGGAGTAGGAGGTAGGGTTAAAGGAGACAACTATTTGAATAGTTTTAACACTATAAACTAGTGTAGTAGTTACAAGGTTATTACTCTCTTATAACTCATTGATAGTTAACGAATAATTATAAACCGACTATTATATAATGAATTACTTTCATTAGTCCCGATACGATGTCACTGGAAAACAATCAGCTGTACTGAAGTAGTGGGTTTAGCACCATCCCTAGCAGGGGAAAGTAGAGTAGTAACGAGTAGCACTGGGTTTCGAATACGAGTGTGGGCTTACCAGAGTTATGTTGACTTACTATAATACCTATGACCTGTGTTATATAAAGGATGGAGGATTGCTAAGCCCCTCCTCGATGTATAGAAACAATAGCTCCCTGAAGTAGTAATAGTTATTGTTTTATACAACTAGTAAGAACAAGTAGTAAGTAGAAAGGTAAGTAGAAGTAGTTTATATACTAGTTTACTTACTACCTACTGCTCTCTTGTCATTAATCTAGGTTAACAATGTTACTTACAATAGTACGTAATCCTACTCCTACTTAGAGGAGGAGAAGTAGAATAGTAAGTAGATTAGTTATTAATCTTAACCTTAGCTCTGTTTACTTCTTACTTGATACTATTACCTACTGCTAGCTCTGCTTGACGTAGCGTCAGCGCAGTTACTCCCCCTCAGTCTCCAGTAACTTATGTAGTAGTATCACTTAAGAGGTGAATTGCTTACCTTGCTAAATAGTACAGACCAGTGACAAGGATTGCATATTAATAGGTAAGCACCTCTTTCTAAAAATATTAGGAAAATGTCTAGGTAAGTATCCCTTTCTAAAAATATTAGGAAAATGTCTGGGGGTAGGAAACAAACAAACGCCCCACATTTCCCCATAGGGGTCTTTAGTAACCTAGTAAAACACTTGGTTATATATCTGAGTAAATTACTTGGTTAAATACTTGACTAGATTAGTAGGATAAATAACCTAGTAAAGCAGTCAACTATTGTTCTGAAATGTAAGTGATAATCATTATCAAATGCTACTTGTTCTCATTAAGGTGTTATGTTCTAAATGAGAATGGTTCTCAAATGTAAATGATTCTCAAACATACATTTTTCACCTAATGAGAATGACTCTCATTTAAGAATGGTTCTCATTAACTAGTGTGTTGTGTTTTTACTACACTTGTTGTATTTCTGCTACTGGGTAATAACC